TTTAAAAACAACGACGTTGAGTCTAAGGCCTCAATTAAAACAAAGCCTAATGAAAACTTAAATGGGTTCCCTGAGAGAGGAACTCAAATAAATGCTATCCACGGGGTTTTGAATCACGCCCACAAAACACACCATTATAAAATGGTGACAAGAGAAGACGGAAAGAAAGAAACTATTGTCAAACCTACTGCTCCTGAAAACATGGAGCTATTAAAAATCCACAAAATTATCCCAACAGAAAATGTTGATGTTCTTGCTTATAATCAACAAATTAGAAATTCCAAATATGTGACAGAGTGTGCTAAAGCTGTATATTCAGTTTCAAATGAAGCTTCCCAAAAATTATTCTTGCAATTGGGAGCTCGATGTGAGGTTAATGTCAACCAAGCTAATAGACATGCAGACTTAGCTGAAGAGAGGAGATTCTTTGAGAGAAAAATAACTAATGAATTCTCCTACTATAATACTAGTACCAATATGTTTACCAAAAGATACTTTGATATAGGTTCTGGAGCCAGATGCGCAAAAAGAGGATTAGAACACATCCATAACAACAGGCCTATTATGATGAGTAAGGATATACCCAGATATGAAAAATTGAAACAGTACATTGATACTGCTACAGCTGCTGGAAACAAAATAAATCATTGTACACATCCAATTTTAGATAAAATGTGTGAATGCTTCAAAGAAAGCCAATGTACAGCATTAATGGGTATCGATAGTTTGTATTACTTAGAGATGAAAACTATCGAAAAATGGTTAGAGACAAATTCAAATACTGTGTCTTATTTTGCTTTACACGTATTTGATCCAAATACTAATGACGGATTAATCATGACTGGTACTAATTGTGTAGGATATTGGTCAAGAAAAAATACAAATAACAAGAAAACAATTACAATGGAAGTTCTTGGAAATGAACAACCATACTGTCACCCAGAATTAGATATGATGCCAGCTCTATATAATAATAATAGGGCCATAATTGGTAACCTTGACTTTTCAGTTATAGCAAGGTTTGATCACGGAACATCAGCTTATGTCTTATGCCAGATGACTAAGAAAAATGAGCAGAGTGGTAATTTACCTTTCAAGTGCAAACAATGTCAAATTGCTAGATGTGTTTGCCCAATTAAAGAAATCAAACAACCTTATGAGTATAGAACTGAACACGATTTAAAAGAATTCAAAATTAAAGAATTCGAAAATGGTAAAGTATTTCACGCTCGTGTAGGCGATCAAACATTAGCCTACAAAGTTATTAAGGGATCTATTCAATCAATTAAATTACATGGAAAATTCGGTAATAGTCTTATTGAAACTGATTATAGAGTATTGACTACCAAAGCCGAAAATTATAATTTTGTGTGTGAATTTGTTAAGTACCAAGGTATTGTCAGGAAATTAAATACCGCACCAGAAATAACACCTTCTTATTTAAGAGATTTCGTTACAGCAAATTTAAACAATGAATTAGGTATTGATACAACTCAATTACTCAGCCTAATTAAAGCAGCTGTTAACGAATTAAACAAAACTGAAATCAGTATACAACAATTGTGTGACTCTGAAGAATTCAAGTTATTAAATAAACTTAAGAAAGGTGGTTATTATACCAGCGAGAAAGACAATAAAGTTAAAACCTTGGTTGACACAGTATTAGGTGATCAAGGATTAATAGGAGAGGAAGGAATCAAAATAACAAGTGCAGGTTTGATTAACACTGTTATTGACCACACTGAAAAACATGTTAAAACACAAATCGGTGAAATAATTAATAAAACTGAAATTGGTAAACAAATCAATTCAAGTTTACCGTTCAATATGAATATTGGGTCATTAACAGCATTAGATAGTAAAACTATTGCTTCAACTTTTAAACCCCTAATCAGCACATTTATCAACTCACAAATTAGTAAGATAAATGCCAACAACGCCCATGAAATTTATTCCGACGCTATCGCAACAATAGGAAAAATGTTTGATTCAATTCAAGAAATTGAAGTCAAAAATAAAGCATCAGAAATCTATATGGATGCCAAAAACAAAATTTGGGAATTAATGGGATCCGGCTACGAATCAGTAGATGCTTTTAAAACCAAATTATATGACTGTATTCAACCATTATTAAATTTTTATAATAATAATTTTGGTGATAAATCAGAATTCATCTTAAAATCAGCTATGTCCGGATTAGCAATCAAAAAGAGCTATGAAAATTTCTTATTGTTTGAAGGTAAAGGTTTGAACTGGAATTCAAACCAAAATGCTGTTAAAGAACAGCATTAGGGAGGCATTGTCAAACCCCACGCAGCACAAGACGACCTACTGACCAGATATCATGGAAAATATCCAGTATACAAATCTAGTTGCATTAATAAACAAACTTATAAAGCAACAGTAGGTGAATTAGCACCAGGCTGCGTATGGAAGGCAACGGTGCCAGCAAATGTCACTTTAGATAATTATCTTAAAATGGAATGCAAAGAAACAACTGCCGATGGATTATTACAATTAGTCGATACAATATTACCAAATCCAGTAATATGTTATCACACTTGTAAAGGTAATTTATACAATGCATTAAAGAGACAAGCATTGTATGTACAAAAACCGGAGAAAGATTTTGTAGAAAAATTCAATGAGTGGTCTGACAAAGTTTGGGAAGTTGAAATTAAACCAATATTAGAAGATTTTAAATATTCATATGCTAAATGGTTTAATGGATTAACCAGATCACAACAAAAAGAAGTAATGCCTTATCATGAAGGAAAAGAAGTTCCAATGAAAAATGATTTCAATATGTTCTGTAAGCTAGAAAAACAGGAAGTTACCCTTAAAGATGGTAGCTGGGAATGGCCGAAAAACAGATGTATTTGTGCACCAGAATCTTATATTAAATGGGTTACAGGACCCGTAATAAGTGCACTACAAGAATTATATGCTGAAAACAATGTTAAAGGCTACTGTGTTGATAAAAATTGGGACGACTTAGGAAATTTCTACAATAAATGTTTAAAGAAAGGTTACCTTATGACTATACAAGGTGATATTAGTGGTTTAGACAGATCTGTAACTGACTTTTTATTAGGTATCAACAGACTGTCATATAGATTTATTCGGGATAAAATATATCATTGTGATCCAAAGTTATGGGATCATTTCTTAATGAATAATACCACTAAGATTATATCTAAAATGTTCGGTAAACAAGGTAAATTAAAATTCAAAGGAATACAAGATATAATCAATTTGGGTAATGTTTGGTTAGAAGGAACTAGAAAGTCAGGTGAATACCCAACAACTCATGGTAATACAGAACTAGTGTCAAGACTAATCAGATATGTTATGGAAGTTGTTTTAAATTATGATAAAGATAGCTATGAAATGCTAGTAAAAGGTGATGATTTCGTCATTTTTGTAGTACCAACAGACCACGAGACAATTCGTAACGCATTTAAAGAAGTGTTTGAAACACGTGGTATTAAAGCTGACGGTAAAACTGTTTACAAGAGCGGTACAGCTTTAAAATTTTTAAAATTCGGAACAATATTTGATACAGATTTTTGTAGTACAGATACGTTTTACTGTAAAGACTGTAAAACACACAGAGTCACAAGAAAATTAAATAGGTACTATACACTAACACCATTTACTAGAAATGTTTTTGGATTGTCAAGCAATGAAATTGATAATTATAAAAATGCCCTTTATACATCAGATAAGAAGTGGAGTTCAAACTTAGAGTTATTTACTTGTTTTGGTGAACGCTTTAAAGCACCATTACATAAAATTAAGATCAAAAAGGGTAAAAGTAAAATGATAATACCATTGGAAGAAGGTTTTGTTGAAGATAATAATAATTATAAATTAGAAGAATTCGGTAAACAATTTGGTATTAATCAAGTTAAAACAGCTATCAAAGATCATTATTACACGTGGTCGTTGCACCCTAAAACACCACCAAAGGAATGTTGTAATAAGTGGCATAAAAAGATTTGCAGTATTAAATATGGGTGGACAAGCGACGAAGTCGAACTAATAATTAAAAATATTAACGAATACAAGGATGTTAGTGACATATTATTAAGAGGGTTTGACTATAACGATAAAATTTATCAAGCTAAATATGAGTTTTATTATGATCAATTGTGAGTCGTTGTTTTTGAAAGTAACCAACTCTAAAATTGATGATTCTTAGTATCGAAGTTTACTAGTCGTTGGCAAATAAATCTTATAGCTACAATGACAGTAAATTGTATTTATTAACGATATTATTAAAAATCATGAAGAGGTTCTGTTACATCAAGAACAATTAAAGTTTTCATTAGTAATACCCGGACATTAAATATAGG